GGGCCCCGCCAGCGAAGTAGCCGTACGTCGCCCGGTCCGAGACGCCCGCCGGGGCGCGCCGCGCCTGGCTGAGGTTGCTGGCGGTGTTGGCTGCTGTGACGCCTGTGCTGAACGTGACGCGGTCAGCTGTCGCGACATACGCGCCAGTAGTCCCGCCTGCGAAGTAGCCATAGATTGCAGGCGTTGAACATGGTTGCACGCCTGGCACATACCCTGGAACTCTCGTTCGCCTATAGTACGTCAGATAGTTTGTCATCACGTTATCCTATTGACGAATCCATGAATCATAACTACGTTGGCTGAGCTAGCAAACGCTTTCACGACAAGCGAGTTTTGCAACAATAGCCCCGGCGCAATCAGCATCAAGCCGCTTTCAGCCGCTATACTGACCTCAATATTGCCATCCGGCGCAGTCGCCTCGCCCCACTCCAGCGTTAGCTTGACCGCTGCCGCGCTAGAATTCACGGCCCACAGCCACACCTCGTCTAGTGACGACGCGCCAGAAACAGCGGTATGAATCGTGTCGCCCGCCGTGGCGGTCTGCGTCACTTTGATAGCTTTCCCGTTCGTCGAGCCGCTAAGTAAAACTTTTGTGTACGTTGCCATTACCCCTCCTAGTCGAATACCTGCCCCATGAGAATCAGGGTATTGTCTCCGCTATCTTCGTCTGCGTGATCGTGTAGCGGGATATTCCCCGCTGTCCCAGGCTTCACCACCGACCAATCTACGCTCGTTAGGTTGTTCGTCAGATCGTCGCTGGCGGCAGTCAGGTTGACAGTGGTGTTCGGATCGCCATAGCTACTGGATGAGACAACGCCATATTGGTAGCCATCCACCCCACAGTCACATCGCACCTTGCGATCAGCCACGAAGTCCGCCGTCTTATCGGTGGCTACTGTAAATGTATCTGCATCCACGTAAGTTGCTGTTAGTCCCATAATCTACCTCCTAAACCATAGCCGCCCCGTCGCCATGTACCGCAAAAGGCGCGGAGACCGCAGCCCCTGCGCCCTCTGCGGCTAATGATAACTCTATGCAACAGATCAATCTACGCAGGCGTCACCGTGAAGATCCCATCTGCGTTCCACTGGATGGTAAAGTCTCCGCCCGAGCTCGTCTTGTCCTCGCCGAAGTCCACGTAGCCGATCAACGGCTTGTCCGCGTCGGCCGCGGGGGTGTCGTCGTAGATTATCGCATATCGCGCGGTGATAGTGCTAGTCGACCACGTCACGTCGTCGGCGTCAAACTTGATAACGTTGGTCCCCGCCGTGTAGGTCAGGGCCTTGTTAGCCAACGTCGCGCCCCCGGCCACGTAGCCCGTGCCGCTGACCTCGTTCGTGATGTCCGCCCAGTCCTCGTGTGTATCCTGGTCGGGCGTATAGGTCGAAGTGCACAGGGCGACTTTGATAGTGTCCGTGTCGATGTCTATGTCCTTCGTGCGGTCGAGTCCGAACTTCAGCATGTTCCCGTAGAGTTTAGCCGTTACTGCCATTTCAAAACCTCCATTGTTATGTTATTCCCTCTCGCCGCAAATCAGCGGCCTGATGCTTGCTGACGATCCGGGCAATCTCACGCCCGTCCAACTTCACCGGTATCTCAATCACCAGGGGTCGGCCGCCTCCAGCGCCGCCAACCATAGCCTCAGCCCCTCCTCCACCGTCAACCCCCAGAAAACGCTCCCCCACATGGGCCAACGCCGGGGCCGGCGACCCGAGCGGCCCCGGCATGGCCGCCATGGCCTGCGCCACATCAGATTGGCCAGCCTTCAGCGCCCCTACTAGCCCGGCCACCAGATTCTCGCCAAGAATCCACGTCTGCTTCGACGGCGACGCCACCCCGGCGGCCGCCTGCGCCGCAGCAATGGCCGCCGCCACAATACTGGCGATGGTCGAATATAGCGCCGAACTCTCGTTCTGCAGGCCGTCAATCATCCCCTGGATCAGTGATGTGCCTATGTTCCCGCCTGCCTCCGAGAAAGAAGCTGAGAAGCCTTGCATGTAATTCTGTAGTGTTGTCATCAATGTCTGTACTGCCGCCGACATCTCGGTCGCTACAGCAGAAGTGGCCTCTATGAAACCATCGCGCAGTGCGAGTACCAGTTGCGTCCCTATTCCTCGCATATTGGGAACTTCGGCGCTCAGCCCGGCCAGTCTGCCCAAGGCGCTAATTACTTCCTCGATGCTCCCAACGACGGTATGAACGTCGGCCAGTAGTTGGGTCAAATCGGCTTCTGCTGAGATGGCTGGAAAGATAGCAGTGATGTAGTCGATAGCATCAGTCAGATTGGTCGCCAGAGCGGTCAGCTCATCGATCAGGGATTCACTCTCATACTCGCCGATGCTCTCCATCGAGGACACCACCCCGCCAATATGCCCCATTAGCGCGTTGGCTTCTTCTGCCCATGAGGCGGCGGCGGCATTGGCCTCGGACCATGATACGCCTTCGAGTTCTGTAGTGATGGCATTGACTGCCTCTTGAAGATCTGCCGCCAGCTTCTCGACAGCGGCGACTATGTTCTCCACCGAAACATACTCGCCGATGGCGACCAGGCTGTCTATAGCGCCAGCAATTGTCCCCACCAGCCCCGCCGCAAACTCCGCCCAAGCCGCCCGAATTGGTTCAAGTGCTCCCTCAGCGGTCACGTCTGGCACGGCGGCCTCATTCAGCACTCGGATGATCTCGGTCGCTGTTGCCTCCAGTTGTGAAACCAGGTTTTCGACGTTGGCAGTAGAGATTTCCAATCCCCCCTCGAAGGCGGCCAGCGTTTCCAGGTCGCCTATCACGCCTGCAATGGTCCCCACCAGCCCCGCCGAGAACTTGAGCCACTCGGCCTTCAGCTCGTCGGCCTCCATTGTCGCCCAGGCGAACGTCTCGCCGACCGCGCCGATGGCGTTCAGGATGAGCGTAGCCATTGAGTCCAATGAACTCACCAGGTTGGTTACATTGGACGCGCTGACTTCGATTCCGCCCTCGAAGGCCGCTATCTTCTGTGTGTTTTCAATGACCCCCGCCAGGGTCGAAATCAGCCCTGCCGAGAAGTTCAGCCAGGCGGCCTTGAGTTGGTCTATCGAGTTGTCAGCTTGGAAATCAGAAGTCACGTCGCCGATGGCGTCTAAGATTTCGCCAACGAAAAACTTGAGCGTCCCTACCAGATTCGTCGCCGCGCCCCACTGAAACGTTAGCGGGCCTTCCAGTCCTGTTATAGTTTGCAAGTCTGTGACGACACTCGCCAGCGTAGACACCAACCCAGCCCCGAACTCCAGCCAGGCCGCCTTGAATCGGTCAATGGAATCATCGGCCTGGAAGTCCGATGTCACGTCGCCAATGGCGTCTAGGATGTCTCCCACGAATTGCTTTAGCGTCCCCACTAGATTGGTAACCGCGCCCCAGTGGAACGTCAGCCCGCCTTCAAATTCTGCCAGCGTTTTCACGTCCTCGATCACGCCCGCCAGCGTAGAGATAAGCCCTGCGCTGAAGTCCAGCCAGGCCTGATACATGGCTTGCGTCGTGGCCGCTCCCTCGTCCAGGATACCCGGCACGCGGGCCAGGCATTGCTTGATGTAGGTCACCGCCTGCGACAGCTTGTTCACTAAATCGCCTACGGTTACGCTGCTCACCTCGATATCGCCTTCATAGGCAGTGATGGCGCGTAGATCGTCTATCATCCCTGCCACCGTAGACACTAGCCCCGCGGCGAAATCCAGCCAGGATTGGTACGCTGCTTGCGTCGTGGCTGCTGCCTCGTCCAGGATGCCGGGCACCCTCGCCAGGGTTTGCTGGAGATACGTGACTGCTTGGGACAGCTTGTTTATCAGGTCGCCTACGGTCACAGTGCTGACCTCAATATCTCCCTGGTAAGCGGTAACGGTGCGCAAGTCTTCTATCATTCCTGCGACCGCGCCAATCAACTGCCCCGCGAACTCGGCCCACTGCACCTGTAGCTCGCCCAGACCGCCGCCGTCGCCGATGGCCGCCGCCATTTGGCTTACCACGGATTTGATGTCGTCTATCAGCGGCTTGATCGCCCCAGGTATGATGCCCGCGTAGTCTTTGACTTTGGTGAACGCCTCTGCTGCCTGGCCTACTACCTCCACCACACTGCCAACCGCCGAGGCCCACGATTCCATGTGCCCCCACACGGTGTCCTTGCGCTGGCCGCCCCATCCCCAGAGGTCCAGAAGTTCGGTGCGGACTTTGGTTAGCAGCATCTTGGTGTCCTCAATGAGCCGATCCAGCCCCGCCTCGAAGCCTGCCAGAGCAGGAAAGTCGGCCACGCCTGGGGCGATGTCCATCATGCCACTGAAGGCGTCCACGAGCGACGACACCGCTTCGGCAACGGCGGTCACGGCCTCGGGCGCTTTGTCCTCAACGCCCGCGACAAGGCCCTGCATGATGTTTGCGCCGATTTCCATGAAGACCTTGGAGGGAGACTGGATGCCCAGGAAGTTTCTAACCGCTGCAGGAATCCGCCCTATGATTTCGTCAATCTTGGCTTTCAGGCCGCCCCATGCGTTTTCAAGCCCGCCCTTGATTCCCGCGATAAGCGCGTCCCCGATCTGGTTGGCCTTCGCCGCCAGCATGGGCACTGCCTCATTGATGATCCATTCGCCTATCCCGGCTCCTAGCTCCATCAGGTTTTCAATGAGCCGTTCCTTCGCTTCCTGCACCCATCCGTAGAAGGCCATGCCCCACTCGCCGATGCGAGAGATCAGCACGAGCAGCGTATCTCCTATGAATTTCAGGATGGCGATGCTAATGCCTGCCAGCCCCAGCAGCAGCTTGGGAATCATCGGAACTATCCAGTCCACGAACGCCAGCGCCCAGTCGCCTAGCCCCGCCACAATGGGACCCACCGCGCTTCCAATCCAGTCCAAGAATCGGTTCAGCATGCCGGGCCACTGGTCTATGAATTGCGCCGTGGCGGGTACGATCCAGGCAACGAACGCCTCCGCCCACTCGCCAAACTTTTCAGCGATCCTGCCAGCCTGTTCACCTATCCACGCCAGAACGCTAGTCGCAAGCCCTTCCAGTCCCGCCACAATCTCAGGTATCTTTGGCCCTATCCAGCCTACGAACGCCTGTCCCCACTCAAGCACTTTTGCTGTGATGATAGGCACTTGTTCACCAATCCAGGTCAGTACGCCAGTCGCCAACTCTCCCAACCCCGTCACAATCTCAGGTATCTTTGGCCCTATCCAGGCGATGAAGGCCTCCGCCCACTCGCCAACCTTTTCCGTGATCACAGGTATCTGTTCGCCAATCCAGGCCAGAACGCTAGTCGCAAGCCCTTCCAGTCCCGCCACGATCTCAGGTATCTTTGGCCCTATCCAGGCGATGAAGGCCTCCGCCCACTCGCCAACCTTTTCCGTGATCACAGGTATCTGTTCACCTATCCACGCCAGAACGCTAGTCGCAAGCCCTTCCAACCCCGCCACAATCTCAGGTATCTTTGGCCCTATCCAGCCAATAAATGCCTGCGCCCACTCGCCAACCTTTTCCGTGATCACAGGTATCTGCTCGCCCACCCAGGTCAGTACGCCAGTCGCCAACTCTCCCAACCCCGCCACAATCTCAGGTATCTTTGGCCCTATCCAGGCGATGAAGGCTGAGCCCCATTCTCCTAGCTTGGCAATGAGAACAGGCGCTTGTTCGCCTATCCAGGTCATAATGCCTCCGACAAACCCCCCCATCGCAGCCAACGCCTCCGGAATCTTCGGCCCTATCCATTCCACCAAAGCATTGCCCCACCCCGCCAGCGCCTCGCCCAGGTTGCCCTCCTGGAAGGCGGCGATCACTTCACCGACGAAGCCAATGAGATCGCTTATGGCGGGTATCAAATTGTCAGTCAGCCACCCCGCCAACCCCTCCGCCCACTCCGTCACCTGCGGCCCATACTCCTGCGCCAGGCTGGCTAGCGGGGTCAGTAGCGACATCAGGACGGGGATGAAGGCCGAACCTACCTCCGTAGTGATATTAGAGAAAGTGGTCTTAAGCTGCGCCATCGTCGCCTGCGCCCCGCCCGTGCTCTCCCCCAGGCGCTCGATCATGTCCTGGCCCGCCGTCATGGCCTGGTTCATAAACGCCTGTTTCTTCTCAGCGTCGGTCAACTCGGCCACCGTCTTGCCCAGCGCGGCGGCGTAGTCCTCGTTGGCCTTCGCCATGTCCATCGTGATCCCCAAGTTGTCGATGATGAGCTTGCTGCTGCGGCCTATGCCCGTGACGAGAGACTGGAACATGAAGCCCATGTCCTCGCCTGTGGCGCGGCTGGCAACCTGAGCGATCTTGAGCATCTGGGGGAGTTCGTCGGCCACGTCCTGGCCAATGAGCAGCATAGCCTGATTAGCGCTCTTCATCAACTCGGCGTCGGTGATCATGCCCGCCGAGGCTTCTCTCATAGCGGACAGCATAGTCGCCGCCGACGCGCCGGCGTCCTCTGCCAGCCGCTTGAAGCTCTGGCGCACCGGCTCCAACGCCGCCGCGTCCGATGCCAGCTTAAGAACGCCAGCCCCCACCGCGCCCAGCGCAGCGCTGCCAGCGAGCATGAGCTTTCCAGCGGTCTTAGCCAGGCCGCCCAGGGATTTATCTATGCCGCTCAGGGTCTTTGATGCGTCATCCCTGGCCTTGATCACAATAGCCAATGCAGCATTAGACGCCACCGAATACCTCCCTCACTAACCCCGCGCTTTCGCAGCCGCCGCCTCAGCCCGCATCATCAAGACTATGTCATCCACCCGATGGTCTGGTGTATCCTGGAGTTCTCGCCAGCTCCAGCCCATATATTTACATATCAGGATCGGCGTCATACGAGCGGGATACTTGCCCTTCCCCATCGCCGCGTCCACCATGTCAAAACAAGGCATCCACGTCTTCATCCCCCCCAGACGAGCGGGTGGGATTGAAGTCGTTGATCTCCTCCAGGATGAACTCAGCGTAAGACTCGGAGAGCCGCCTGATATTCTTCCGTGAGAACGGCACTTCCTTCCCCTCGCGGGTGAACAGCGTCCACGACTTGATGCCTCTGTCCAGGATGGATAGATTCATCTTGCCCAGGACGATCTCGCTCTTTACCACCGCCCCGCGCTTTGCCTTACTGTCCTTCTCGCTGCCTTCCCAGTCGGCCGACAGCTTCATATACTCGCCAGACAAAGCCTGTCGGTCGGCGTAGGAGAACCTCTTGATGATCACTTCCTCGCCTTCCTGGAAAAAAGGCGCGGCGATAGTCTTCACGTCCCGCTCATCTATGAAGGCGTGAATTTCCTCAGCCATCGTGTTACCTCCCGTATTGAATTATCACGCTGCCAGCCTACGGCAGCGTAGCTACACCATTGTGCACCTGGATGCGGAACAGCTTGGCGTAAGTCGAATCGTACTGACCCGCCAGGGTCAACTCCACCAACGTCTGGCCGTCCTCCTCCGCCAGCTCCGCCACATTCTGGATCAGATAAGCCCCGTCGATGTAGATGTACTTGCTGGAGCCGCTCTCGATCTCAGAGCCCGTGCTCTCGATGCGTACTAACTGCACCGTCCCCGCGTCGTACTTGGTGGTGATCAGCGTCTTGGTCGTCGAATCCAACACCAGCCCCAGCACCAACTGCGGAGAGCCAAGCGCGAACTTCTTCTCACTGTGCTTGGTGAAATACTTCTGACCATCACTCGTCTGGAACGGCGCGAAGTGCTCGCCCATGTCCCAACCGAACCTGCGGAACGCAGTGGTGATCTGGGTGTCCCCCAACGTGCCACCGGCGTCGTCCATGTACAACTTGGACTTGTTCATCAGCACGCTCTCCACCGTCCGATCGGAGAGGTCCGCCGTGAAAGTGGTAGTGTCGTTCTTCCGCCCCACCAGCGGCGCCGTCACCTGCCAGATACCGTTCACATCGCCCTCGATCTTCAGCCCTGTAGCGAACGCATACGGAGCCTCCCACGCTTGCACGTCGTCCCCCCACTCCACGGTAAACGTCTTGGGCGTGTTGGCGCTGGTCAAGGCCGGATCGAAATCCCACAGATACGAGCTGGGATAATTCGAGCTGTCGGGCTGCGAGGCCGTCACCGTCTCGATGGCCATCAACAGCGGATAGATGATGTCCTCGAAAGTAACGTCGCCCACCAGGTCGCCCAACTCCGCCTTCTGCGACGGAGCCTCAGCCCGGAACGCCCCCACCAGCGAGCCGCGCTCCTCCTCTCGCTGCTGCCAATCTAGGTCGCCCACCGTCGGATGCAGCAAGAATTGCATCCACTTGGCCGTAGCTGCCACCGCTGTCCCGGCAGTATCCTCCGCACCCGCCTGTACCTTATAAAATGGACTTGCCATGACTTACCTCCTTGGTTTTGATTGGATGCCCCTTCAGGGCCCCCGATAGCTTCTCTACCTTCTTCTTTGCCGCCCTCTTCCGCTTCCCGTGTCGCGCCTTCACCACGGACTGGCCCTCGACTTCCCGATAGAGACCCGAGGCTGCCAGCCCCTTCTGCGTCCTGCCCTTCCTGGCCAGCTCCAGCACGTCCCGCGCCGTTAGGTCACGCGCTGGCACGCCGATCAAGAAGCGACTGCCTCCCACGAACTTTAGAGCTTTTTCCATCCACTTCCTCCTGAATAATTCGCCCGCCTCCTCGATATGTCGGCTCGTCTCGGCAGTGTGGCTGCCGCGACCCAGATGCACCACGGCGGGCTCGGTGGTGACGAACTTGCGACCGTCCAGGACGGCCCGATACGACAAGTCCAGGTCGTCGTAGCCAAAGAAAAACTGCTCGTCGAAGCCGCCAACGCTTTCAAACCAGTCCCGTCGCACCGCACAGCAAGCTCCGCTGATAAAGTTGGTATACCGTGAGGGCTGGCCGTCGGGCTTCATCTGCTCAGCGCCCGCGATGGCCACGTCGGGATCATCAAAGGCGTCCAACACCCCCTCTAGCCAACCCTGGCTGAGCTCTATATCCGTGTTGAGGAAGAGGACGATCTCCGCCTCCCCCGCCGCCGCCCCCTGGTTGCACGCTTTGGCAAAGCCCGTGTTCTCCTCGTTCAGGACGGACGCTACGTCTACCTGCTCCATCAGCCATTCGTGCGTGCCATCAGTCGAGCCATTATCTACCACCACATAACTGGCCTGCGGCGCAGTCGCCTCTATCTGGATGATGAGTCCCTGGAGGAGGGGGAGCGTATTGTAAGACGGAATTACTATATCAACCTTCATAGGCCCATCTCCTCCACATACCGCCGCGTCACTGCCTCGCGCTCCTGATAGTGATGCGGACGGTGACTATAACCCACCCCGTCCCCCTCTGGTAGATTTACCAGCCGATCGTGCAGCTCCAGCGACGCCAGATGCACAGGCTGCCCCTCGCCCACCGCCAGCGAGAACCAGATGTCCTCGTGAATCCAGAGGCCGTTCACATCCCTCGGCGGCCTGAGCTCAGGAAAGCCCGCCCGTCTCAAAATGTGCTTTCGGAACATCCAGAAGCGGCTCTTGACGATCTCCACGCTCCCAAAGGCGTCCTGAGCATAGAACGGCGGCGACTTGCCCAACCTCCGCCCAAACGCCCCTGTAATGGCGTCTGGTCGCTGCTTGGCCAGCGCCAGCGCGTCGGCCACGAATCTCACGTCCCCAGGCTTCAGGTCGTCCTGGATCACCATCACCCAGTCGGTACGAGCATACAGGGCGAAGGGGATCACCAGGAACGGCCCCGCGTCCCATGGAATGTGAACCGACCGCTCCACCCCAAAATCCTCACAGCCAGCGTTATTGATCAGCAGCAACTCGGGCCGCTCGGTCTGCGCCCGCAGCATGGCGATGATCTGGGCCATGTTCTGAGGGCGTTTGTAGTTTATGAGAATGGCAGTGACTTCAGTCATCCCTCCGACCCCCGATCCACCTCGGCCGCCACCCTATCCAGCCAATAAAACGAACAGCCGATGTCCCACAGCTTGCGAATGAAATAGAAATCCCCACAGAGGGCCTTCCCAAAACTTGTGATGTGCTCCTGCCAAACCTCGCGCCTCGCCAGGAAACAGGGCGAGCCAATCTTGCCCAGCACAGGCGGCCCCCGCCAGTTCGCCCCATCTGGCAGCACCTCCCCCCCGAAGTGCAGCCGCCGCATCCTGACCACGATCACGTCGGGATCATCTTTAGCCGCCTTCTTCGCCTCCGCCACGAAATTGGGGTCGCACAGGTAATCATCGTCGTCCAGGATGTAGACGTACCGCCCCTTCAACACAGGCCCCGCCGCGGCCAGGCTGATATTGGCGTCGAGCAGTCCGTCCGCGCCCTCGATAAAGACCTGCTCCAGGTCTGGATCCGTCTGAGCGGCGACCGAGCGCTTGTTGCGCTCCAGCAGTTCCTCGCGGCCTGGGCTGCATCGGGTGACGATGGATAGGAATGGCATCACCTATACCTCCCCCTCGCCTTCGCCTCCGTCACCCACAACTTCCCGTAGTACACCTGCTTCAACTTCGTCCTGGCCTCAGACCGCTTCGACTGCAAATGCACCAGATGACAACCCGCCATCACCGCACACTCCAACGGATCGTTCACCCGCACCCCATCCACCCGATACACCCAATGCCCAGGGCTAACCTCCAGGCTCTCGTGATGCCTCACCACGCGGGGAATGGGATACGGCAAAGCGTGGGGCGCGTCCCGCCTCAGCCCGATCATATAGGCCGGCGCCGTCAGGCCATCGGGCAACTCCCCCACCAACCGCTCGTCAGCGTCAATGAACAGGTAGTAATCGCCTTCCTCACCGACCAGGCACGCCGTCCGCTTGATACACTCGTCGGGCCAGCAGCCAGGGGGAGGCATGATCACGCCGGCTCCGTAGTCCAGCGCAATCTCCACCGTCCGATCCGTGCTACACCCGTCGGGGTGCTGATGAGGGAAGTCGGCGTAGGCCCCGTCCACCACCACGCACCGAGCGACCTTGCCCGCCAGAGAATCCAGGCAGCCCTCGATCATACCCTCTTCATCAAAGGCGATCACGCAGGCGATCCACATCATGCCCCCGTCACAATCGCCTCGTGGCACCAAACCTCCAGGCGCAGCGCCGCGCCGATGTAATCCGTATCAAACGGCGGCAACAGGCCCACGCGATAGCCCGTGATCAACGCCTGCTTTACCGTGGCTAGTTCGTCCAGGGTTAGCGCTTGGGCATAGCGAACTATGAAACGGTCGATGAACGGCGCCGCGTCGCCAAAGTTCTGAGCGATGCTTCCCTGCCCCAGGGGGCTGACGTAGACACAAAGCCAGATGTTATGTTTATTGTGCGAAAGCTGCCCAGCGGAGAAGGCAATGTCGCCCTCGTCCAGCAGGGGCACGGCGGCGGGTAGGTTGCCTGTAGGCAGCGTCTGGGGCAGGTCGTCATAGCTATAGGCGGTCACAATGCCTGTGATCCCCGCGTTGATGTCCTTGATTCGGTCGAAGACAGTCTCCAGGCTCACGCCTACCTCCTGTGGTAAAACGTTGTCGCGTTCTGAATGTCCGTCGGCAACGAGGCCGGCACATGCACCGCCCCCGTCTCAGGAAACGCTATCTTCATAAATGGAGCGTCTTTCTGCTTATAGAGCCAGGCCGCCAGCCTCAGTACCCAGTGCACCACGTCCGCCGAGGGCTGCCAGATGGTGATGGCCGAGGCGGCCGTGTGCTCTGCCGCCGTCGTGCCATTCTTGCCCCGCTCCACCGTCAAGGCATTGTCCGTAATAGCCGTTATGTACAGTTGCTCGCTCCCGATCTTGACAACCTGCTGCACCGCGAAGTTGTCACCGTCAGACACGTTCAGCGTAGTTGCCGCCGCCGTCAGCGGGTCGTCCTGCACCGTATCCCCCGAGCTGGCCCAGGCGTTGTCGTAGTCGTTGTGCCAGCCCCATAGCCCTAACACTGTGATGGCCCGCTGCCGCGTGCTCAAGTAGTTGAAAGACTCCCCGCAGTTCTTTTCGATTTCAATCCACAACTTGGGATAGAAATTCAACGGATACAGGAAATAATCGTCCGAGGAGATAGCATCCCCGTCGCCGTTGGTGAGCGTAGTGAGACTGAGCAGATCGGCTGCGAGGCGCAACTCGTAGGCGTCCTGGTAGTCGTAATACCGCGTCTCCAGCTTCTCGAAGAAGGACCGCCGCGTCAGCGTGTCCCAGATGCGACTAGCGCGCGTGCAGATATTCTTGAGCAGAGCATCATCGCCCGCGCCCGTGACGCCCAGGTAGGTTTTCAGGTCTGAAAATCCAACATACTCGTTCATCTCTGCCAGTAGATGTAAGCCTTCAGGGTGCTGGTAGACGATTCGGATACTGCGACCCGAACGTAGTCGTCCACCCAGAAGGGCTCATAGATCTCGTTTGTGCCATCGAAGGTGACGTTAGTGTTCGTGTTGTCCTGCACCGTCCGCCGAGGATAGACCCAGGTGTCGGTGTAGTAGTTGCTGAGCGACAGGATGGTATCCGACGGTGCATGTTCAGCCCCAATCACCACATCGGTGGTGGTGGAGATGTCGGCAGTATAGTTGAGATAGATAGCCATCACCTGGCCGCGCACCATCTCGTCAGTATCAGCAGTCCCCGTCGCGGCCCCCGCTGCCCCGCTCACCGTCACCGATGCCAGCGCCCGGCCCACGCCAAGCGATTGAGTGGCGGCTGCGGGAACACACTGCCCGCATCCCGCCAGGCCGATCAGCAGAGCCAGGACCAGGCATAGGCCCAAAAGCGCCGCCAGGCCGGGTCTCAGGATAGGCTGTATCTTCATGGTGTTGCCTCCAGCTTCCTGCTCTTGATCTTCTCTTCGGGCTCAATGACCACCAGCAGGTTCGGATGCGTCTTCTTGAGATAGTCGACGAATGGCTTGGGCAGGTTGTGAGTGCCAGCGGGAACGCGCTCCAGCCGCCGCTTGCCCAGTTCAATAGCCGCCCATCCCTGATAGGCTTCCTTCAGTGCGACTTTCATAGTTGTTGCCTCCCGTTGTAGTAGGGGAGGGGCTGGATTAGCGCTACCCCTCCCCCGTTGCGCTACTGCAAGTTGATCTCGAACATCAGCAGCCACTCGCTGTCGAAACACATGAACCCCAACACGTCGTACTGGTCAATCGCCAGCGCGTTCCCGTCAGTGGTCCGAAGGTTCGTGGCATTGACGTTGTAAGTCTGCGCGCTGTCCGCTGCCAGGTAGAGCATCTGCCCATCGGTGCAGCTACTTCCGAGAGTGAATGTTACTGTGCCCGAAGCCGTCAGGTTGTAGGCTGAGATGGTGGTGGGGGTTATCGTATCCCCGTCGCTTACCGCCAGGTCGTCGGCTTCCTGCAGGATCAGACCGTTGCTCATCACCAGGTTGCCTGCCACGGTCGCGCCGCCGTCCAGCCTGGCCGCGCCGTCCGCCTCCAGCGTCCCCTCCACATAGGCGTCTTCGCCATTCAGAGTAAGAGACGGTGAACCGTCGCCGACCTTCAGGTTGCCAGTTTCGATGACCATGTAGCCGCTTGCGCCGCCGATGGTGTAGGTGATCACGTCGTCCGAGCTTGCCGCCGAGGTCGTGTCACTATCGGCGTCCCAAGTGATGGTCTGGCCCGCGATGTCGATGGCGCCGTCTACATCAACGGCGTCGAGATTGGTCGTGCCGTCCACGTCCAGATCGGTGTCGATGTCAGCACTGCCATTGACTTCCAGGTCGCCCTCGATCCCAACGTCATTATCACCGTCTGCGGTGGTGTAAGTGCCGCTACCGAAGTCTGTGAGTCCGCCGTCTATCGCTAGGCCATATACTGAACCAACGTCAATGTCAATGCCCTGCGTGATAGTCTCATTCGCGTCTAAGTGGATCGCGTCAGCAGCTTCTTCATCGCCCTTGACGGTTACGCTCCCCGTCTCAGCCTCTACCGTGATGTCGCCGCTGGCTGTATTGACATTGAACGCTCCTGTGCCGTCCACAGAGAACGGCCCGCCGTCAATCGTAAGGCCGCTGGTGGCGCCCGTGTCAATGTTGATACCAGAAGTCACAGTATCGTTGGCGTCCAGGTGAATAGCACTGGCGTCCGCTTCACTGCCGATGATATTCACGCTTCCCGTTTCCGCGTCGATGGTGATGTCGCCAGTGGAAGCGCTCAGATTCGTTGCGCCATCGGTATCTATCGACCCGCCCGCCGTGATGTCCACGTCAAAGGCCGAGCCGTCCAGGTCGAAGGCGCCGTCCACATCAAGCGTGTCATTGATGACCACGTTCCCGTCGGGCACATCAAGAGCTGTGGCGGTGTTGGTCCCTGTGATGATCAACTGTTCCGCCGACGTATCCCAGTGCAAGTAATCCCCCGCAGTGTCAGAGTAGAAGATCACGTCTGCACCAGTCCCGTCAACGCCCATCGTGAACGCGCCCGCCAGGGCCAATGTCCCCTCGGCGTCCAGGTTCCCCGTCGCGCCGTCTATGTGAAACTTCTGCGTAGACAGATCGTCGGAGTAGAAATAAGCATCGGCTCCGTACCTCCACCAACAGTCCTTGCTGGCCAGGATGGCAATGCGCTCCCTGGCCTGAGCCCCTACGCCAGGCGTATCGACCTCGACCCACCCGCTCTGGTCAACCGCAGGCAGGAAGCAGCCAACGACCGCCGCTATCAAGGCGATCACAGCGAGCGCCTTGTAGAAAGGAATCTTGTTCATTGTAGAACCTCCTGTTATTGGTTTGTAGGGGGATGCGAATTTGGTTCGCATCCCCCCAGGCTTAACTTCACACGGTGATGTTGTAGGAAACCGCAGACACGTCCGTGTCAAAGTTGATGAAGGCCAGGCGCGCAGTGGCCATGATGTAGTGCGCGTCGGCCAAGGGCACCTTCTCCACCGCCAGCTTGATGTGACGCCTGAAACCCACCAGCCAGCCAGGCCGATAGACAGCGAGCAGTCTACCCAGCGTCCCGCCGCCGCTCGGGATCTTCCCCGAGCTGTTGGCCAGCGCCATCTGCTCGGAGACGATGATGGGCACGCCAAACATTGAGAGAAGCTGTCCAGTCAGGATCGTGGCCTTGGGGCCGAGTTTGTCCAACGTCAGGCAATCGTCGATGGGGATGGCCTTCTGGTAGGTATGGTAGTCCACGACGAAGGCCAGCTTGGTCGGGTCAACCCCATACTTCCCCATCAGCGCGCGGGTCAGCATGAAGTCGTCTGAGGTCAGCGTTCCACCATCTCGCGAGTTGTCAGTGTTGGTCACCAAGCAATTCTTCAACAGGCCATTGAACACCAGGTATTTGTTTCTCTTGTTGCCAGTGCTGGTCGGCGTGTCGTCGATGAGGTTGATGTTGGTGCTGGCTCCAGTTTCCGTGTCGCCGTTCAGGAGCACATTGTCCACCGCCGCCTCCATTGCCATGCCCATCTGGGCGCGCAGCTGAGCCGCGATGGGGATGATCGAGTCCTCGACCAACTCCTCAGTGTACGGCACGAAAGCCCCCAACTTCTTGGCGTTCAGAGTCTTGTAACCAGTGGCGACCGTGGATTCGCCAATGGGCTGATTAGAGCCGATGGTCATTTGAGCTAGGTCGTCGGTCTCCGCGATGTAGTACACGGTTGGATCAGCGCCTTCGTAGGGCAGGCGGTAGGGATCGCTCGGCATCTCCAGCGTGCGGAAAAGCCCCAGCACCTTGTTATCCAGGCGCAACTTGTGCCACAACTCGCTGGCGTAGATCGTGGGAACCCATTCCAGGCCATAGCCCGAGACATCCGAGCCCAGCAATTCGTCGGCCTTGACCCCCAGCGCCTTCAGTCCGCCGATAGCCTTGGCTTCCATCCGACCCTTCTCAACCGCATCGAAGGACTTCATCGCACAAGCCTTGACGATGGCGTCAGACGGGGTCTGTCCGGCCCCCTTGATGCACTCGATAGCGAAAGCCAGGTCGCCAGCGTCCAGGTGGCCATAGCGATGATCCAAATCCAACGCGCCGCTCGTAGCGATGTTGACCGGGAAGTCGATCTTGCGCCCCTTCACCATCGTCAGGGCCATCTCTCTGGCCCTGGTCTCAATCTTCTCATCCTCAGCTTTCTTGGCCGCGGCCGCCTCTTCCTCGGCCAGCGCCTTGGCCGCCAGCGCATCCTCTACGCGCTGAGCAACCAGTTCATTTAGTTTGCTCTCGTCCATGTCAAAAACCTCCTGAGTTTTGATTGATCCGCCCCCCTCTGGCGGCGGGTTATCCTCGCTGTTCACAGAGCTCACGCCCTCTCCCCCGACGCCCTTCAGGCCCGTAGCGCCCGCATCCCCTGCGGCTTTGCGCTCGGCTTCGCCCTCGTTGGCGTCAAGGTCGAAAGTCGTGTCTATTGATAGTAGAGATTTGAGTGGCATAACGATATTGCGAGACTCACATGGCTGGTGCGTAAGACTCGCGTCTTTGCCGAGAGGCCATCGTGTGATCTGGTTAGCCTTGCCCTCCGGCCTGCTTTTCACCAGGTGCTGTGGTACGCCCGACGACCAACCCAGCTTGCCCAGCTTCGCCTGCTCCAACAGAAACGCCTCATACTCCTTGCGCTCGTCGAGCAGAGTTTCACACCAGATGCCGAAGTCGGTGAGAGTCAGAGTTGACGGGTGTAGCTTGCCTTCTATCACCAACTCCTTCCCGCTCTTCGTCCTGATTGGCTGAGCATGATGAAAGTAGGTGGTAGATTTGCCAGGGAGCTCGATGTCGTAGTCAGTCTCTGGCGGGGGCGTGAAGAAGTCGCCCACCAGGTCGGGGTCATCTGACGTAGTAAAGCGAACCAGATACCCCCCTACTCGGCCATCGCCGAGAGCCTTCACCGCGCCTCCCTGAGCAACGAGCGTCTCATCAATCGCTTTAGCCGGGACCTCCTCGCTCTCACCCTGCTCCGTTTCACCAATTGCTCCCGTTTCTTGCTCGTCCATATTCACCTCCATATTCTTAGCCTGCCCCGCGTCGGCGCGGGGGTGCCCCCCGCCTCCGCCGGCCGCCCGTTGGGCATCGGCGACTAAACCTTTGCTTCCTTCTGGTTCTTCTCCTGGCTTCGCCCCCCGCATCTTCGCGCCGCACTTGGGGCACTCCATCTCCGCGCAGGCCGCGCCGCGCTCGTGCTCCGCCAGGTAGCCGCACTCAGGACAAATGCACCAGTCCGCGCCGCCTACTCCCTGGCGGTCGCCACCTACACCCTGGCCTTCGCCGAGGGCCTTTTCCCCGTGCGCGGCCCGCCATTGGCTGTGGCACATAGCCACGGCCTGACCCCGCTGCTTCTCATCCTCCGCGTCTAGCCCCTCCGCCTTGATCACGGCGGGCGTGCAGCGCCCGATAAACTCCTGCGCAGTTTCGTTCTCGTTAGGTGTCGGTAGTGGCATATAACCCTCCTGAATACGGGAAATAAAAAACGGGGCTACTCTCCCCGAAGGGAGAGTAGCCCCGTGTCTCGCTGTTCCTGGCGCTCTGGCCCGCTATGGTGGGCGGGCGATTATTGATTGTCAGTCAGTTATGATTGTGCAACTTCCAGCTTCGCCCCATCATTCACCAGGGCCAGCTTCCAACTTCCGTTCTTCTCCTTGTAGAGTATGAGCACGTAAACGCAGCCCTTAGGCAGAGCCTGGAGCCGACGGGCAACCTTGATGGCGGCTTGAGATAGGTCAGTTTCTGTCATCCCGCCAACCTCCTTACAATCTCCGCTATCCCCTCGCTGAAATAGCCTATGATCTGCGGCGTGTCGCCCCTGGCTATGGCCTCCGCCGTGGGCCAGCGGCCCCGGTGCATCCACGCCTGGTCTGCCTCCCCCATCACGTAGCGGGCATAAGGCACAGCGTTGCCCACCCTCCCCGTCAAATCCGCGCCCCGCCCCTCGACCTTCGTCGTCCAACTGCGCCCCAGCGTCCCCGTGCGACGATAGAGCGAGTCTGGCGGAGGAGGGGGATACTGCGCCACATTCGACTGGAGATAGTGGACGCTCTTGTGCATAGCGTCCTTGAGCACGCTCCGCACCAGGCCCGTGTCGCCAAAACGGCGAATAGCCTCTTCTATCCCTTCGATTTCGACGGTTACACTGTCAGGCATTACCTAATCCTACACCACCGCCGCCACCCAGCATCTACATCCCACATGTGCGGGAGGATTCTCATACTCCTCCCCAGTCACAGGATGAATGAATGGCTTGTCAATATCAGCCACAGTAGCCCTGCGCCTCTGAGTGGGGATACTCGCTGGTAGGGCCTCGCCCTCCGTTACTGTGAGCCCGCCCAGCGGGGCGCAAATCGGACACACTCTCTCGTCGTTGGCGGTTACCCAGCGGCGCCCCTTTACAACCCCGCTTTCCTTCCAGGCCAACGTGTTCGCCTCAGCATAGACCCTGGTAATCTCCGTAGCCGCGATCATCTCGGCCCGCACGGGATTGTTGAAGATCTTCTCCACCCTGGCCGTCAAGTCGGGCAATGTCTCCCCCGCCTCGATCCAATTATTGATCGCCGCCTGCAACCGCGCCGCCGTCGTGTCGTTGATGCCAGAGATGAGATCATACGTGTAGCCCCTGGCCCACTCCGCCGCCGCCGTGTTCACCAGCGTCCAATCAATGCCAATCTGGAACGGCAGCCCCGCAATGGCCGTCTGCGCCGCCTCTGCCATCACTTCCTCGAAAGCAGGAAGAAGAAGCTGCGTGTAATCCTGCTCGAAGCCTGCCCACAGACTCGCATTGCCAGCCAGGTCCTCGCCCACGGCCTTGATTCGCTTTTTAACGTCCCGCTGCTTTTGCAGCCATTCCATCGCCTGCGCCGCGTGCCTCCTCCACATCTCCAACAAGCCCTGGATCAGCCTCTGCTCCCAGGTCCGCTTCTCCTCAGCCGCAGGATCAGCGGACCCCGCGCCAAAAGGGTCGGCGAAGACCGCCTTCACCTCCTCGGGCCCCCGCGCCAGCCACAGCGCCTCCGTGATCCGCGCTCGAACGTGATCAGGGATGATGGCCGACTTGAACTCCCGCTCGGCGGGATTGCGCTCGTTTCTCACCAGCCTTAAGCTCACGTCCCGCCAGCGCCTGAGCTCAGCCTTCAATGCCTCCTCGTCGTCGTCGTCCTCTTCCCCGCCCTCCTCTGGCGCTGGCTTCACTGGCGCAGGCGAGGGGCGCGGCGCAATCATCGGCTGCATGTCGAAATACTTCTCGCGGATCTCGTCTCTGTCCATGAGCGGCTCAGGCAGCCCCATCGGGCCAACCACGCCCCTGGTCACAATGTCCAGCTCTTGCAGCCAGACTTCCTTTGACTCCCCGATCCGCACGTCCTCGAACTCGCCCACAAGCCCAGGGCCATAGCGAGATAGCAGCTCCGCGCTCAGCTTCGAGCCCAACGCCAGCAACTTGGGGTAAATCGTCTGATTCATAAAAGAGCGTTCGGCGACCTTGGCGTTGGCCTCAGTCGCGTTCTCCGACAGCAGCCCCAGCGGATGACCAAAAATGTTGCAGATCATCTCTTTGGTAGCCCCCATCGTCTCCAGGAGTTGCATGTCCTTCTGGGAGATGGAGAGCGTGCTCACCTTTACGTCGCCGCCCCGAACGAAGGCGGTCTTATGTGCTCTGGACGCGCCCTTGTACTTGCCCATCCACCGTTTCTGAACGTGCTCATAATCAGCATCGCTGATATTCCCCACGTCCACGATGGCCGAGGGGACAGCGCTCTCCTTGAAAAACGACAAGTCCCAGACTAACGCCTTGTTGTCCAATTCAACGGCCAGAGCCGCCGCTTCAATGGCGCTAAGGCCCTGGTAATCCCTCAGGGGATGCCATCTCTTCAGGTGGATCACTTCCTCACGAGAGAGGGGGCACGGTACCCCCCCCACGGTATAAACATAGCCTTTGATCCACTGCTTTCGATCTGGCACCACGGTCATGCGATCCGGCCGCAGTGGCCACAGCTCCAGCGGCGGACCCTGGTTAGGGTTTACGTAAAGATACGCATTGCCGCACAGCTCCAGGTATCCCGATATGGCCTCCATCAACTCGAACCCGCTCCAGCGGTCATTGGGGCGTTGCAATACTTGCTCCAGCGGGTGGTTGGGGACGGCGATCTTCTCCTCCCCCTCGGTCTCGAAAACGTTAAACGGCGCGCCGGCGATGGTGGCATTGATACGAGACACACAGACGTACACCCAGGCCGATTGAGCGTAAGCCTTAGCCTGGTTGGCATACAGCTCGTAGGAGGGGGAGGCCCCCTGGCTGGCCGCCGCCGTTTCCTCCATCCAGCGGTGTCTCGTGCGTGGCTTATCTGCCTTGACGAACGGCGGTACGTCCATCGCCGTCGCCAACGTGTCGCCTATCGCGGCTCTCAAGCTCATCTCCCTCGCCTCCGCTCCAAGAGTCCTACAATCAGAATCATCCCTATCCACCAGCCCGCTGCGAATCCCCAGCGCTCCCACGACACCCAGGGAAATGCAGCCGCCCCCAGGGGGAGCAAAACCAACAGGATTGCGGCCAGAAATACGACCACGTAGGATACACGTAGCATCTACACCCACTCCATTCTGAACTTGGGGCGACTGCTTCCTAGCCACGCCAACGCCCCCGCCGCTATGCTATCTGGCAGGTGCCCCGAACCGTAAACGTCATCAACGCTGGCGTACTTGTGTTCATTGTACATAAACTCAATCCTGGGCGATATAATTTCTTTGCTTTCAATAGCCTTGATGTAGTTGGACAAGAGATCGGCCCTGGCCCTGCCAACCATCGTGAAGCTGGTGGCTACGACGCCCAAAAGATCATCCACCACCGTGCCCAGGCCAGTGCCATCATGCGCCGCACGGGATCCATACCGTGTCACCTGTCTATTAAATTTCCCTACCATTACTGGCCACGGTAGCCGCCCGCACCGCTCAAAGGCTACCAGACGAACAGGCTTAACGTCTATTCTGTTGGTAACGATGATCGTCCAGTCCTTCTTCTTGCCCCAGTCGGCGCCCGTGGCATACGAGGCCATCCTGAGCTTGTCGCTGCCACATGCCTCGCACTTCTTACCGTCTTCCTGTTCGGCCCCGCACTTCTGGCAGATGTAGACCGGCGCCTCGACCTCGATGTACTGGCCACTGTGGCCCTTGTACGTCCCCAGACTGACGTCGAACATCGCCTCGACCGCCTGTGGCTGAATGGCGCGGTGCTCTGGCGACGGCTCTTGTAGGTCATACTCCACCCGCCACATGGCATCACTGACCTCGCCACGCTTGCGCTCGACCTCGGTGGGGATGAGCCAGCCCTGCATGGTCTCACGATAGCACCATTCATAGACCGGCCACCCCTTGTCACCTGCTCGCCTCAGCACCTCAGTCATCGTGCCATCAGCGTGCTGGTGGGTGCTGCTCGCCACGGTCTGGGCTGCCACGCCATTGGCCTGCATCGTCTGGCCCATCGCCGCCTCGAAAATGGCCAGCGCCATCTCGTCTATCTCATCGAGGCGAAGGCGTTGGGGGTGGGGACCCCTGACGCTGGCTTGCGATGCCATCAACGCCTTGATCCTGTTGCCGCCAGCCAGGTTCGTGTGCCGCCTGGCAGGATCGGAGCGAAGAAAGGCCCTGGGCGCCCCTGGATAATCCCACCGCGTCTGCATGCAGTTGTGAACGTTCTCGCTCTGCTCCCCCGACCCGCCCAGGATATTCACGTCAGCGCCCAGCGTGACAGCCTCAGTGAGGCCCAGGACAGCCAATAGAAAGCTCTTGCCACCGAATCCGCGACTGGCCTTCCAGACGGCCATGGAGTCCTTGGCGAAATAGGCATCGGCGAAGGCCCGCCAGGGCGTGGTATGGTTTGGGCAGACCTGCACGTTGGGGATGTCTACTCCCCACACCTTCTGGACGAAGAGCCTTAGCTCCGCCTCAGATTGCAGGGGCAGGTCGAATTTCCAATCAATTGCCTTCATCATTCACATACTCGCGCACGATGATCGTGGTCAGCGATTCGATCTTCTCCCCCTTACTGGTTAGGTCCAGACCCTTGGGAGCGTCCAGCCCCAGAATCTTACACCGCCGCTCAATGCACCACTGAACGCCAGCCAGAAAGCTCGGGTTGCCAACCTGTCCCTCACGCCGTATCTGTGCCTTGTCGCGCGGCTTCTCGCTGGCAATCTTCTCAGTGATCGAGGTTTCCTTGTCCCGCTTGCTCTCTTCCCAAGCATCCCAGTACTCGCGCTCCAATCTATCAATCTTGGCAAGCTCTTTGGCTTTGGCTTCGTCAAAATCAATGAGGGAAGATGCAAGCCATTCAACCTGTAGAGCCTTGAGGTCTCGGCTGACAGTAGATTGGTCAACGCCGATTTCTTCTGCGATGTCGGCCTGTATCTGACCCGCAAGGTACAAGTCAGCTATTCGCCGCCTATCCCTTGCAAGTTCTGCCGATGATCTACGTCTCCCACTCATTATGTCTATGCACCCAAGTATGCAAGTTTACCCCAAAAGCCTCGGCTCGCCGTGCGTCAGGTCGGCCCAGCGCTGAATTGCGACGGCGCTTGACAATTTCCGCCCTCTGTATTATACTTCTCTTGTCAAGGCAGCACAATCCATCGAGCGGATTTTTGTTTCTTGTGACCCCTGCGGGTTAAGTGGATGCTGCCTTGACAATCAGCACCGCCGCCCAACGGGGTCTCCTTGTTTTAGGAGCTACTAATGATACTTACCTGTGCTTATTGTCAACAACCCTTTAAGACAAATGATCGTCGCCGCAAGTATTGTTCCCGCAAATGTTATTTTGCTCATGTCAAAGGGCAACA